ATCAGTTGCTTTATTTTGTGCATCTATCAGGCTTTGAATTAACTTGCGTTGCTCACCGACTTCATTGGATTGCTTGCTCATTAACTTTTCAGACTGTTGATGCATTTCAATAACCTCTTCCATTGATTTGCCAGCATACTTATCAGGAATTTCGTATTCAGGTTGTTGAGTTTCCTCAGCCTGTACTTCTTCTGTTGCTTCTTCCTGGGTTTCTGTTATTGGTTCACCTGCTTGAGGTGCTTCATCTACTACTATACTCATGGTTTCTCCGCCCACTTGGGGTTATGAAGTTATATTATGTTGGAGTCTGGTCTACAGATTCTTCCAACGCTAGGTTTGTTGCCGATTGTAAACTTAAAACTAGATTTATCATCAACAACTGACCCTTGGCGTGCCAAAGGTCTTGCTCAGAGTTCATAGTGTCGATATTACTGGCACTATTCTCTAAATTCTTAAAATCTTCTATAAAATCTCGCCAACCTTCAGTTTCCATCATGGATAGCCTGTCCTCTAGGAACTGTATATCGGTTTTTGGCATTTAATTGCTATATAAAAATTGTAAAGTTCTTTGGTCTGTTGGACTTCTAAATAATTTTATAGCATCCTCATATTTCAATGTAGGTTGCCCTCTATCATCTTTTAGAAGAGTTCCAAATTCTGCAAAATGATCTATAAATTGTTGTTCTGGAGTAATCTCCTCCTCACCACCACCGAACCATTTACTAAGCCAACCCATTATTGTATCGTATTTATTACTGACTTAGTTCCAGCCTCTCTGGCTTTCGCTAGGTTCAGAATTGTTTCTGACTTCAGATGTTCAACTTCTGGAATGTTCCTTGCAGTTTCAGATTTTTTATTTTCAATGTCAGCAGCAATCTTCTCTAAACTAATCGCATCCTTTTGAAGTTTAAGTATCTTCTCCTGGATATTAATCTCATTTGGAGCATCAGCTTGTGCTTCAGCAGTCCATTTAACAGCCTTGGCTTTCTCTTCTTCCGCCTCTGCCAATGTTTTCTGAATTTGAGCTTGTGCTTGTTGAAGTTGTAACTCGATAGCCATCTGTTGCATCTGTTCTTGTTGTTCATCGGGTTGATTGCCCTGCATAAGCGCATTGACAATCTGATCCCTGTTGTGCATACTTGAATTCTGGAATACTGCCAACAATATAACATTGAAAGCAGGTGAATCCTGGGGAATGGTTTGCAGCATTTGTACCATCTGGGTCATTTCAAGCTCTTTTGCCATGATTCCCATAGTGGAATAAGGCACGAATTTGTAATCTGACACAGGATAGCGGTCTACATCGAACTGTATCTTCCTCCACATAGCCTTATTAATCAAAGGAATGAGGAAAGTGTTCTGGAAATTCATCAAAGTGCGCTTTTGTCGCTTGATTGCAGCACTCTGCAACATCGACATACCACTAGCTGTTTCACTTCCAGCTTGACCCTGGTCAGCACTACCTGTACCCATCTGAATCATATTTTGGAGAGATGCGACCTGATTGAATGTATTAGGATCTGTTGTACCCATGTCTAAAGGCATGATTGCCTCTCTTGGAGAACCATTGGTCAGGACAGTTTTACCAGCTCGCACCTCGAACTTTACGCCTCTTGGCAATCTTGTGGCATCTGCTGCCATCATCGGTGTTGTAGTGAGTGCCAAAGAGTCAATTCTTGCCCTCATTTCGGCATCTAACGCCTTTTGAGGATTATATCCCTTCTCACATACGCCTCTACCCCAGAATTTATTGGGTACGATGTCGTGTTGGTAGGAAATAAAGGGTCTATCGACCATCATAAAGGCATTTTCCTCGACTCTGAGGATATGTTCATCGTTTACGATGGTAACGACTGCCTCTACCAGTTCATCTTTCTTGGTATATTCAAAATCATCCTTGTCTTTACCAGGTTTCAGGAATCTTTTGGGTACTTTACCCCAATATTCGCATATTTTGACTGAATCCGACTCGTCTGCCTGCTTGATTTCGGGGTCATAGCCGAATCTTACAGTATCATAATCGCCATCAAGGGGTACATCACGATAAATTCCACTCTGAATACCCTCTACTACATGATAACGAGGCTTTATGACCTCATGTGCAACCCCCAGAGCATCATTTATTGAGTTTGCAGATGGGTCAATGAGGAATTCCTTGGGAGAAATGGGTTCAACATGGACATCTATTGATGGATATTCGACTATTTCTCTGGTTGTAGCCATTGTTCCCTCTATCGGCACTTCAGAGGGCGCTCTTTCTATGCTTTGTTTGACAACAATCTTGCCGACACCCGTTCCATAGATAGCACCATTGAGGAAAACCTCACAAATGGCATCCTTTACGCCAGTTTTCTCTAAATCTTCCTGTAGCAGGTTGCGTACATACTCTGCATCGCTTGGGTCTTGGTCAAGCATATCATCCTTGATGTCGAACCATTTTCCTCGCCCAAATGTTGCTTCTTCCAGCTCTGCAACGCTTGATTCCACAGCTTGCTGTAGGGCAGGAGCGATAAGCCTGGATCTTTCCATTTGTCTGGTTTTATCTTCGGCAGACCAGATGCCACGCCATAGCCTGTAGTATTCATCCCACATGGGGATATAGTTTATGTTTCTATGGGTTCTCCAGCCTTCAAGCCTGTAATTCAACCAGCTTGCCAATGCTTGATACTTGTTTTCTGTATTCATATTTAGTGTAATATCCTACTCATTGATTCAACTTCTACTAATCCATCCATTAACAGCTTACAAATCGTCAAATCCACAGATTCGTCATGTTCTTCTACCTCTGGATCTAATTCGGCAGTCAAATTCGATATAATCTGGCAGGCAACGACATATCGTTCCTTCAGATTCTCTTGATTATTGCTAAATTCAACCAATCTGTTGAATTCATCTTCCGATAGATCATTAAACTGTTTAATATCCAGCAACATTGTCTAATACCTCCCAATCTTCTGCTAATTCTATCGAGTGGGCGAAATCAGCCACACTAACTTGGTCAATATAACTGAGAGCATCCAAAAGGTCATCGTGTGCCAGGTGATTCGGGAAATCCAGCAGTTGTGATTTGAAATCCCTCCAATCCTTGTCTGGGTTGAAGGAAATCTGTCCGTGTTCCATCCTTCCTTGCAGCGACCATGTGATTCTCTCTGTTTTCTTCTTGCCACCGTGGCGTAACTCGACAATGGTTATCCATCTGCCTTCTGTTCTCATTTCATCTTCCAAATAAGGAAGAATTGCGTTTTTTAGAGAGCCTGTTTCGATTCCTACTGTAGCAGCCTCCACTTTTATCGCAGATTGAAGAATCTTTTTGGCAGTTTCCTTAACATTCCATCTGCCATGGACTATATCCTTCACCCACCACTTATCTCTGTCTATCTTTACAATCGCAATGGCTGTTTCATCCAGCCTAGAGCGTTTTAAATTCCGTTCTTTCTCTATTGACTCAAAACCAGCAGGATCAATGGCAATTACATAACTTCCCTCATCTGGCTCTTCATCTACCTTAAACCAATCTTCCTTGAAGATGCCACCAGTAAATGTTTCAAAGGATGCCTCGAATTCCTGTCTGAACGACATAGAGGACATCGTTTTCTTGGCAGCCTCCACTTCATCGGCAGGAAGGAAGGGATTATCAATGGAAGTATACTGGAAAGCATCCCAATCATCATCCTCGAAAGCATCCTGGTACAAATCAAAGAAATGGTTCTTTCCAGATGGCGTTCCTATGAACAAAGCACCACCACGGACATCGGCAAGGGTAGGGCGAATAATCTGTTCCCAAACGACTGGCTTCATAGAGGCATACTCGTCTAGTACGCAATAAGCCAATCCAACACCCCTCAAGGTTTCTGGTCTATCAGAACCTTTAAGATAAATCTTCCGACCATTTATCAAAGTCAATACAGCAGTATTCTCATGGGCAGCAGTAATCAAATCCCGACCCAATTCCTTCAGCATACCCCACATGATGTCCTTGGCTTGCTGAAAAGTGGGCGCAATATAGAAAACATCCTTGCTTTCAGCCTGTATGGCGTTAATCAGCAACAACCATGCGGACAGATACGACTTTCCAAACCTTCTTCCTGCTGCGACAATCTTGAACCTCTTCTCGGAATTGAATATCTCCAACTGGGCAGGATGCAAATCAATGTTTAACTCTGCCATTTCAGTCCTTGTAGAATATGGACTATGACATCTACAGTCCAGCCATTTCCTAAAGCCTTGTACCTTTGGGTATTGGATACACCCTCAGTATAGTTATCGGGCAAGGTTTGAAGTCTTTCACATTCAACTGGAGTTAATTTACGATAAGTCGGATGTTCGTATCTCATGTAATCGTAGTTCGCAGCAGTTAGACAATTACTTTTGTCTTTCATGTTTCTGCCTCGTCTTGTTTTACTACTCATAAAGGTCGCATCGAAGCAATCACCATCCTCTATTTCTGTATAGCCTTTCTTGGTGGCTTCTGAAACAATTAACACATTGTCTGTTTGTACAGTAGTTAAAGTGCCACTTTTCTCATCTAATCTAGCTTCAATTCTTTTCTTTCTTTTTAATTTTGGGTTGTAGTCATCTCTTTTGCCTGTTTCTGGGTTAATCTTTCTACCAATAATACGACCACAGACTTTAGGCTCTCTATCAATCAAATACTGTTGATCTCTACCACCCATCTTGTAATACCCTGCGTGTATAGCTGCCGACTTATCGGGATTGCTCTGCTCTTTGACAATCCTGTTATTGTGTCGTGTAATTTTTTCAACAGTTTTACCCGACAAGATGTGTTTTTCTAGTTCACTATGTCTATCACCAACAAAATCCTCAAGTACATCTTTAAGCAATATTCCTTTATCTTCAGGTTGTACTATAGGTCTTTGTTCAATATAACCAATAGCATAGCCATGAGTACCAGCACATATAGTTGGTGATTTATCACCTTTATGTACTGTGTTGGCTTGAGATTTATAACTAGGATTTAGTTGTGATCCACCATCATACTTGTCAAGTAGGTTTTTACCAGGATAAAAACTTTCATTCACCTCTCTTTCCAACACATTTTGGAGTGCCTCACCCTTATCTTCAGGTTGACCAACCCCAGGTATGTTTGTCCAATACAATCGCTTTCTATTCTGGGCGGAAACAAGCGAACTGTTAATCATTACAGGCTCTACACCCAGATGCTCGGTAATGATGTCTTTAAATTCCTTTTTCATCATTACATTCTCAAGCAGAAAGTAATCTGGCTTACATTCTTTCAAGAGCCTTACGAACTCGAAGAACAAGGCACTTCTAGGGTCATCGAAGTTAAGCTGCTTGCCAGCAAACGAAAAACCCTGACATGGACTACCGCCCATAAGCA